CGCCTCAGCCGCGGACTTCTGAACCAGTGTCCAGGTCATGTCAGGCTGCTACCGGCGACCAGGGCACGGTCGCGGACGGCAGGTTCACCGCCACGCCGATCGTGGCTGTCACCGGCGCGGTCAGCTGGTCGGACACGATGAACGTCCCGCCGGAAGCTGAATCCCAGTACGACACGTGGGTGATGGCTTCGTTGTTCGTCCCGGGCCACGACGCGGTGATCGTCACCGGGGCCGACAGCGCCTTCGATGCGCTCGCGGCGGACGCCCAGGCAAGCACCGTGCGGGTCGGGTAAGACGAAATGCTCGATGTGCCGGCCGCGCCGGGGTCGCCGGTGTGCAGCTGGATCCATGACGCCGCCGGCGGCGACCAGGCTGCACCGGAGAACACTGAATCCAGGACCGCGTCGACGACGGCGGGGTTCCAGCCAGCAGTCACGTGCGCCTCCAGCCGGACCCGGACCTTTTCTCGAATTCGCGGATCGCGGTCACGACGTGACGGCCGACTTCTGCCTGATTCGCGGACGCCGGCACGGCGACGTGGACGTTGTAGTTCACGACCGACGGGCCGCCGACCCGTTCCGGCCGGCCGGTGCCGTTGTAGGCGATGCTGGCACCGGGCGGAAGGTAACCGCCTTTGTCGTACCAGCCGGCGGATAGTTCATGTGCCCACGCGTTCTGCGGTGACCCGTACGCCGACCGGATGTAGCCGATCATCCACCCGATCTGCGCCGCCGGGTTACTCGAGCCGCCCGCCCACGAGGGCCATGCCGCTTTCGGCATTTTGGTGAACGGCAGCGATTGCGGGATCCCGTACGCCCCCGAGCTCGCGTTGTCGGCGAACTGGTTCCATCCTGATTCGCGCATCGCGACGGCGTTCCACGCCGCCCACGCCGGCCCGGACCCCCAGGCGGGCATCATCGCCCGGGCCAGTGCCGCGTTCGCCGACGGCGCGCCGCCGCCCGGCCCGCCGGCGGGGAAGCCGCCTCCCAGCCCCGTCAGGGTGCCGGTCAGGTGCGCGTGCGCGTTGACGTAGCTGGCAATTGACGCTTCGATGCTGGCCGCCGCCGACGTCATCCGCGAGGCGAACACCCCGGCCGCCGGGTGGATAGCCTCCCTGAAGTCAGGGCCCGCTATGCCGCCGGCCGCGAACCCGGGGACGCCGTGCGCTTTCAGGAACGGCGCGACCGCGGGCGTGAGGTGCTTCGGGACGACAGCCTCGCCGCCCTCGAGGAGCGCCGGCCACCGGTCACCGCCGCCGTAACCGGGGACACGCCACCCGGCCGCGCGGTGCGGCGTTTTGACGCCGCCGGGCCCGGTGATGCCGATCCCCGTCGGCAGGTGCAGGTCAAAGTTCAGCGGCACCGATTTGCCGTGGATGGCTGCCCACGCCCCGCTGATCAGCGACGCCTGATGCTTGACGTCGGCGGTGATCCCCGTCATCTCGGCGCCGATGGCGTCGCGCATGTGCCGGAACGCGCCCTGCCACGGCCCGGGGATGTCGGCCGCGAACCCGACAACGGTTTTCACTGTCCCCAGGAAAGCCAGTGCCACCCCGTCAAGGGCGATCTTCGCGGACCCCTTGATGATGAGCCAGTCATCACCCCAGCGGGTGACGAGCCGGTCGATCCACGACCCGGCCGAGTAGATCCAGTGCAGGGCGTCGCCGACCCCGTGGGCGATGTCCCACATGACGCGGCCGAAATTCTTGATGTCCTGCGGCCCGGTCGTTTTCAGCCAGTGAATAAACGACTGGCCCTGCGGCGACGACAGCCAGTCCGACATTTTCTTCAGGAACGTGTCCAGCGCCCGCCCGGCCTCCATGACCAGCGGCTTCAGGGCCGGCATCAGATCCTTGATGATCCGCAGCCCGGTCGCGAACGCCTTGTAGATTTCCGGCTGCACCGCCTTGGCCAGCTGCCCGAACTCGGTTTTCAGCGGAAGCGCCTGCCGGTACAGGTCCTTCTGCGATTCCGACATGGTCTTCCACGTCTTGGCCAGCGCCTTGCCGTGCTCGCCGAGGGCCGTGAACACGGGGGAAAGCGTGTTCTTCGCCATGATGGCCAGCACACCGAACCCGAGCGTGACCGGGATCAGCGCGGCGAGCACCGGCGTCAGCGCCAGGACCAGCCCGGCCGCGGCGATCGTCAGCGCACCCAGAGCAGGGACACCCAGCGTTCCCAGCAGCGGAAGGGTGGCCTGCATGCCGAGCAGTCCCGACCCGGCCGCGCCGCCGCCGGTACTGCCCAGGACGTTCGATATCTGCTGCTTGAACTGCTGCCAGCCGCTGGTGCCGCCGCCGCTGACATCAGGACCGTTGCCGATGCTGCGCAGTTCGTTTTTCAGGACATCCAGTTTCAGTTTCGCGGCCAGGTCATCGATCTGCGGCTTGATCGTCGGGTTCATCTTGCCGAGGTCGTCAGCCTTCCGGCTGATCAGGTCCAGTTTCGTCTTTGAGTCACCCGGGTCGGTGATGATATTGAGCCGCACCGTCTTGACCAGCGCCATTGGCTACCCCACCTCTGACTGCCTGCGGTGATGTTCGCTGATCCCGGCGATGAGGCGGGCGAAGTCACCGACACCCATCGCGTCCGCCACCGGCGGCGGGCAGTTACACAGGCACGCCAGGTCGAACAGGTACCGGGTGCGGGTCACGGCGACGCCGGGTCCGAGTATCCGCTCAAGGGCACCTCCTGGCCGGGCGTCTGGACGTTGGAGGCCGGGACGGCCGCGGTAGGGCGCTCCGCGTCTTCCTCTGCCTTCCGCTTAGCGGCCTCGGCCGCGAGTGCTGCCGCGAACGCGGTACCGAACGGGGCGAGCTTGAAGTCGGCGTCATCGACCGCGCCCGTGCCGCCTGACAGGACAAGCCAGCCCAGCGCCTGAAGCGCCTGCATGTTCATGCCGTCCTCGCCGGCGAGCGCGTCACCCCAGTCCGTCAGTTTCAGGCCGGTGTGCTTCTCGATTTTCATGGCCTGCTTGACCGTGATGTCATCGAACTCGAATTCGTGCCGCTCACCGTCGTAGTCGATGATCAACGGAAACCTTTCTCTTTCGCCCAGTCATCGATGACCCGCGCGAACGTCAGCGTCATCTCATCAGATTTCGCGGTGACCGCTTCAGCGAGGAACGGCCGCGGCGGCTGCGGAACCCACGTCCAGCCGCTCCGCGGGCCGCGGGCATACACGGGGTGGCGGATCGGCTGCCCGGTGCGGGTGCCTTCCATCGTGTACGCCTGCGGCGCCGTCTTGCCGCCCGCGATGATCGTCACCGACCGGCGGCCGCCTTGCAGCCGCACCGACAGCGGCACCCGCCGTGACCAGCGTGCCGACCGGGTCTTCGCGTCGTCGGCGACGATCTGCGCGGCTTCGCGCAGCCGCGCCGTCAGTTCCGGGTCACCAGGCATGTGCTACTCTCGCAACCCTAGAGACTCTGAAGGGATGTACAACATGTACGCACTCGCTGCAAGTGCCCGGCCCGGCATGATCGCGCTGGGCGTCCTGCTCGTCTTCGCGGGACCGGTCCTTTACTTCCTGCCTGCGATCATCGCCCTGGTCAGGAAGGTTCCGAACCGAGGTTCAGTGATCGTCGTGGATCTCCTGCTCGCCTGGACGGTCATCGGCTGGATCGCCGCCCTCGCAATGGCCTGCCGCAGCAAGCCACCGCACTACGGCTACCCCGGTCCCGGCTACTACCCCCGCGGCTACTACCCGCAGCAGCCGCGGCCATGATCCGCGTCCGGAGCGACGAAGCGCGCCGCCGCCTCCGTCACCTCCTCAGCGAAGTCGAGCACGGCGGATTCGTCGAGATTTCCCGCTACCAGGACCCGGCCGCAGTCATGGTGCCGCCGGACTGGTACCGGCGCGCGGCTGAGGCACTCGGCGAGGCCGCGTCAGATAGCTGACGACTCTTTTGACACCAGCTTGACCTGCATAACAGGGTTGGTGCCGTCGTCGTAAGCCTGGAACCCGATCGTCTGCGGCACCACGTCAGGGCCGCCGACGTTCACCGCCCCCGACTTGAACCGGACAGCAGCGAAAATGAACGACAGCAGGAACGGGTTCGGCCCGGCCGCGACCCCGTTAGCGTCGTTCCCCGACGCGTCGAACTTAGAGAAATCCAGTTGCAGCGCTGTCGTGCCGGCGCCTTTGAACACGTCGTACAACTCGGCGCGGGAGTAGAACTCGCTGGTCAGCTGCCCGGTGATCGTCGGTATCGCGTTCTCGATCGGCTCGCCTTTCAGCCCGGCGTTACCGAGGCCGTACCGGTCGGTTTTCATCGGGTTCGACCCGCTGAAAGTGACCCCGTTGACCAGCGACGCGACAGGCACCCCGGACGCGATCGTGGTTTCCCCGGCGCTGGTCGACACGGTGCCGCCGATCTTGAAATTCGTCGCGTTCGCGAAACTGAACAAGCCGTTCGGGGTCGGGTATGACGCCGCCGCCAGACCCGCGGCCGTGCCCTCATCGCGGCCGTCGCCGGTGATCTGAAGCTGCGCGATCTGGTTATCCGAGCACGAGAACTGCCAGTCGCTCACCTTCACCCCGGTATAGGTGAACGGCTGCACCGTCGGCCCGCTGATCTGCGGCCGCCCGACCTGGCAGGTAATGAACTGGCCCGCTTTGCTGCCCGGGGTGTGGACCTGCTTGTAGGCGGTGCCGGTAACCACCGCCGGCGTTGTCAGGGCCGACCCCAGCGCGTACTTCCACCAGAACCCCATCGAGTCAGCGACCGCGTTGGATGCCTCACCGGAGGTGTGCTCCATAATCAGGTCACCGGTGACAGCCTTCTGCGACACGACCGTCCTGGAGGCACGGTTGAATGCCTGCCCGGCTTTCAGGCCCATGCCGTCCAGCCACGCCGGCACGTACTGGAAGCTCTCCGACAGGAACTCGTAGAAATGGGTCACGGTGACCGGGGTGCCGTACGTGGCTTCGGTCACCGCGCCGACCTGGCCGGACAACCCTGACGCGTAGGTAAGCATCAGCTGCTGTCCTTACTGTCCGCGGTCTTCGCCTTCGGGTCGGTGACCGGCTTCCACCGGTTTTCCGGCCACACGACCGGGGACTGACCGTCACCCTGGTCGTCGGGGACTTCGACGGTTTCGCCGTCTTCCACCACCCGGTCCAGCAACGGCACGTCCAGCGGCCCCCCGCTGATGTTCTTCACCTTGATCAACTTCAGCCTCCGATGCGTGCCTGTGCCGTGATGTCGAACATGACCCGGGCCAGTGCCCCGCGGTCGGTGTTGTCTTGCAGCAGCTGCATGTTCGTCACCCCGGCGTTCCCCGGGGTGGTGACGGTGCCGCCGAGGGTGGCGTCGCCGCGGATGATGTCTTCGACCGCGGACGTGATCGCGTAGGCGGCGAGCCGCGCGGCCCGGATGTCGTCGGTGCCGTACCAGGCGTCGGCGGCGCAGTGGATGGTGACTTGCTCGTTGCGGGCCATGTGGCCGAGGGCAGCCCAGTCCTGGGAGCTGTCACCAGCGGGACGGCCGCCGGCGCCGTCGGGGTCGTCAAGGCCGACCCACAGGACCAGGTTCACGGACGCGTCGGTGGTGACCGGCCCGTCATATACGGTGACCGGTGCTGCCGGGCTGGCGCCGAGTGTCGCCGCGGCGGTGAACGCGGTCACCAGGTAGTCGATGACGGCGGGAATCCGCGAGGTCGTCACCGCGGGGCGCCGGCCTTAGCGATCATGTTCGCGTGGATCGCGTCGACACGTGCCCGCGACTCCGCCGCCACCAGCGCGTCCCGGACAACCGTCAGCTGGTTGTCCTGTTTCCCTTCACCGGACGCGGACCAGTTCGTGGATCCGGTGATCACGTCCAGGCCGTCGATGATGACCATTTTCAGGTGCATGATCGCGCCGGCTTCGCTGCGGCCGACCGCCACCGACGTCGCCGGGAACGCATCCGCGGCAAGCAGTCCCCGTTCGTGGACGCCGGCGGCCTGCGACGAGTCGAGTGTCAGCGACACGTACACATGCTCGGCGGTCATTTTCTCTTTCAGCGCCGCCGCGAGCTCGTCGTCGTCGAACCCGTACATCGCGACGACGAGGCTCGATGCCGCCGACTTGATGAGGGCTGTGAGGGCGCCGTGGACGTTGTCGACGGGGGAGAAGAACGCCCGGGCGTACGGCGGGTAGCCGGGCGGGAACCCGGCGGTTTTGTACTGGTCCAGGATGGCCAGGGATTCCAGCGCCATCAGATACGCACCGCCCATGCTTCCTCGACGACGAGTCCGGGCCAGTCGTCCGGGTTGAACGGCTCACCCCACGACCACCAGCGGCCGTTGAGGTCGACTGCGACCGCGTGCGGTTCAGGGAGGGCCAGGCCGAGAATGAACGGGGTGTTATAGGTTCGCGGGCCAGATATAACTTCCAGGCCCGTTTCCTTAGAGGTTCCGCTGGGCCATCGACCCCGCGCGCTTTCCAGCGTCGCCCAGACCGACGCTCCCGCATCCGGGTCGCTGGCCGTAGACCAGTAGAGAGCTAGCGTGTCTCCGGCGCTCCACGGCCGTCCTGACGCGATCACCACAGCACCGAACGCCTCAGCCGCACAGCACGCCACATCCGACCCGGGAGACCACTGACGTGTTTTCGACCGGACCGTCTGCTGCGGCTTCGGCGGCGGTTTCGGTTTCTTCCCCTTCGCGTGCAGCATCCCCGAACCCGACGCCGACCCCTGCCGGCTGCGCCGCAACCTGCCCGTCCCCGACGCGGACTTCTGGGCACCCCCGCCGGAGAGAGTGCGGGACGCTGACGCGGAATGCGCCGGGGCGTGCTTCGGGGTTTTCGCCGCCTTCGGCTGCTTCACGGTCAGATGTACGCTTCACACATAAAAGAAACGCCGTTCTGCGCTCCGTCCAGGAGTTCGGCGGCCTGGTTCGGGATCGCGAACCCGAACCCCGGCGGGGTCACCATGTCATCGCCGCCCATCGACGGCCGCTGCGACGGGCCGTGCTGGGTTTCCCACAGGTTCTGCAAGATGATCCGGGCGGCCGTGTTGAACGCCGCCGGCACGCTCGTGCCCCACCCCGCCACATAGGTGATGGTGACCGCGGGCAGCCACGTGAAATAGGGGCCGTAAAACGGGTACCCGAGCTTGCGGCGGAAGATGCCTGAGTTCGTGTCGATGTCCAGGCCGGAGGAAATGTCGATCGGCTGCCCGGACGCCACCGACACGACAGACGTGACCGATACGAGCGGACGCTGCCGCACCTGGAGGGTGGTGTAGTCGCCGGTCATCTCGGCGCGTTCGCTGACCGTCGTGTTGACCAGCGGGCCGCCGGTCATCCGCTCGATGCTGCCGCGGATCGTCGCCAGGTACTGGCTGATCTCCGCGTCCGATGTCGTGTTCGACTGCGGGATGTTCAGCGCGTCTTTCGCGTCAGCCAGCGGGACGACACTGATTTCGAACGGGTCGAACACGTCGAACTCGCCGAACGACACCCCCGCGCCGGTACCGGCCGATGTCCACGTGTACTGGTAATGGCCGGGGGTTTGCAGGTCGCTGGCGGGGACGTCCTGATGGTAGGTGCCAGCCGAATCCATTACCGGGCTCGCGTAGGTGCCGGCCGTGGTCATGGTGCCGTCGGCGGCCTGGACTTTGACCAGCAATGTCAGCGTCGCCGGGGTGACCAGCGTGCCAGTGGTGTCCCTGACTGTGGTGGACAGCCGGACGGGCTGGTTCAGCGGGTAGCGGCTCACCCCGGCCCTCCTGTCCTGGTTGCAGCGGCCGTCAGCACGCCCCCCGCTGCCGTGGCAGCGGTAAGCGCCGACGACGACTGGCCGGCTGTCAGCTGGTTTGATGCCTGCGCGGCGGTCAGCGTGCCGACCGTGAACGGCAGCACGGCCAGCGACTGCCCGAGCATGTCCGCAGCCGCGCCCAGGTCCGCGAGGCTGACCGCGGCCAGGGTGACCGGGACGCCGTCTGTCCCGGTGCCTGCCTCACCCGCCGCCACGACCGCGGTAACCCCGGGCGTGTCGGCGGCCGCGCCGCCGTCAGCCAGCGTGACCGGAACGCCGGCGCCGAACCCCTCAGCGGCCGCGCCGGCGTCACCCAGCGCCACGCTCGCCGTGTCCGCGGCTGCGTCTGTCCCGGTGCCCGCATCAGCGAGCGTCACCGCTGCGGTGACGCTGGCCGTGTCCGCGGCCGCGCCGCCGTCAGCCAGGGCCGCCGCCGCGGTCACCGCAGCGGTGTCAGTTCCGGTGCCCGCATCGGCCAGCGTGACGCTGACCGTGACCGCCAGGACGTCAGCGGCCGCCCCGGCCTCAGCGGCCGCCACGCTGACGGTCACCGAGAGGGCGTCGCCGCCCGCACCACCGTCAGGGGAATCAACGTCCGCGATCTGGGCGAAGATGACTTGCGGCTGCGGCAGCACCAGGACCGCGACCGTGACCGACGCGCCGCGGTCCTCAGCAGTGCCACGCGCCCCGCTCGCGCCCGGGCTGGTCACGTTGTACGTGACCGGGTAGACGATCGTGTTCGGCATCTACTCGAAAACCTTCACGAATATGCTGAACGTGCATGCCACCGCAGCGTCAGCCCACACCACCAGCTGCCCGCTGGCCGCCAGCACTAGCTCGCCTGGCTCCCACACCATGACAACGCCGAGGGACGGTGCCCCGGTGGCCTGTTTCCACGCCCGCTGCCACACCGCCGGGGCGGTCGGCGCGGCCGTGCCGAACGCGGTCACCAGCATCGCCAGCCCGGTCACGTCGGACGGGTCCAGCGGCTGCACAGCCGACCCGGTCAGCGTCCCGGTCCCGGCCGCGGCCGGGCGCCCGACCTGAATGTTCCCGGCCCGGGTGGCGTTGGATGAGTTGACGACGCTGAGTTCGCGGATCTCGCACGCCGCCGCGCCGGCGGCAACCGTCGCGACCGGGCCCGCCGCGCCAGCCGCCGCGGTCAGTATCCCCGCTTCATACAGCCGGGCCACACGCCTACTCCACGAACTTGACGTACACGTCGTAGGTGACCGCCGATGCGGAGAACTGCCACACGACCAGGTTGGATGACACTGCGACCAGAAGCTCACCCTGGCCCCACACCCACACCACCCCGGCGCCGATCACGCCCGGTAGCTGGATGCGGCGGAACGGCACTGCCGGCGCGGTGGGCTGCGTCGTCGCGAACGACGTCGTCAGGGTAGACGCCGCCGCCGCGTCAGCGGCGTCCAGCGCCTGCCCGAGCTGACCGGTCGCCGCGCCGGCGCCGGCTGCGGCCGGCCGCCCGAGACCGACTTCGCCGGCGACGGCGGTCACGGCGAAAATCCCGATCTCCCGTATCTCCGCCCGCGGCGACGACGCGGTCAGCAGCGTGACAACCGGCCCGGCCGCCGCGCCGGTCGTCTTGGACAAGCCGACTTCATACAGATGCGACACGGCTCACGTCCAGGTGATCGTGACGGTGACGTTCCATGCCTGGCTGCTGGTCTTAGTCCCGGGTGACGCGACGCCGCGGTTCAGCATCGGCGCCACCGAAGCGCCGGTCCCGGCCGCGGTACCGGAATCGACCCCGAACTCGGCCCACGCGAAATTGCCGTCCGTCGTGGGGAACGTCGCCGCCAGGACAAGCCCGGCGGTGTGCGTGGATCCGACGGCGGGGTTAGCGGACAGCACTTCCCACTGCCGGTGCGTCCCGCCGGTGGCCGCTGACAGGTCAGACTGGGTGTAGGCGGCAGCCGTGTTCGTGTCGCCGCCGCCGATCCGGCCAACCGGCCCCGTCGTGGACAGCTTCGACACCGCGGACCCGGCGACGCCGTTCATCAGCATCTGCCACCCGCCGTCCAGGACAAGGTTGCAGTCCTCAGCTTCGAACACCTCAGCCGGCGCCATCGACACGACCGCCAGATGAGCCGGCCCCGGCTCGAACCCGGGAGGCAGGTCAAGTCGCCTGGCGGTCCACTCCAGCTGGCCGGCGTCCCACTTGTCGACCCGGAACCGGGTCGCGTGACCGCCGCTTTCCCGCATCATCAGATGTTCACCGTTTTCATGTGACCGGCCCGCACCCCGGTATGGACGTGTACCGGGATGTCCGCGGCCGCGCATCGCAGGCAGAACGTCATGTCTTCCCCCATCAGCGCCATCGGCCCGACCGGGGTTTCCCTGAACCACGGCGCCGCCGCGTCCCGGCTGCTGTCCCGCACCCGTTCCAGGACGCCGCGGTGGACCAGCAGGAACGCCGCGCCTGTGGCCGTCACCCGCACGCATTCACCTTCCGGCCACGACGTGACCCGGGTAAACGCCATCCGCCCTTCATCACCCGCCAGCTCATACATGGTGGGTGCCGGCTTGCCGTGCTCCAGCGAATAGCACAGGGCGCCGAGGACCGGCCGGGTGACCGGGTCCGCGGCCGCGGCCAGCGCGGCCACGTCTGCCGGGGTGAACGTCATGTCGGTGTCGCACATGAGCAGCCACGGTGACCGGCGGGTCAGGAATTCGGCGCACACCTGGTTCCGGGCCGTCGAGATGTTCGGCCCTGACTCTTTCGCCAGCACCGTCTCCACCGGTGTCGCCCCGGCGGCGATCAGGTCGGCCAGGCTGTTGCAGAACTCGGCGCGGACCGTGCCGCCGTGGACGTACCCGAGAACCAGTTGCGGGGCGGTCACATCCCGTACACGGGCAGGCCGTCTTGCGTGGTGCCCGGGTAGGTGCCGTCGCCCTGGACCGGGGTTTCGCTGTTCGCGCCAGGCCCGACATCGGTGCTGCCGAAACCGTCAAACCCGGATAGCACGTTCACCGCCTGGCCGCCCTGCGGCGAATCCAGCAGCGCCGCGGCCTCAGCCTGACGCGGCCCCCGCGGGTACAGCACCCCGGCGGCCGCGACCGCGATCGCGGACTCGAACGCGGCGGTGATCCCGCCGATGTCCTGCGGCGCGGCGATGTTGTACGGCGCCGGGCCCCCCGGCGGGCCGGGGAAATCCGGCGGCGACGCGGCCGCGGTGACCGCGCCAGGCACAGCCGCCGGGTCCAGGTTCTGCATTTCGGGGTTACCAGCCATGCCGTCAGCCTCCGTAGTTCCGCGGCGGGTCGAAATAGGCACCAGCGGGGTCGGTGACGCCGAGGGAACCGACACCGGGATCCAGCGGGTTCGGCGGCAACGTCATCAGGTCACCGATCGCGGAACCCTGCCCGTAGGTGTCGGATTGAAGTTCGCCGTACCGGGCCTGCGCCGCCGCGACCGCGCCCGCGACCGTCGCCGCGACGTCGTCGCGGCCGCCGGCGTCATCGCCGCCGCCGGTGAATACCGGGTCCGGCTCGCCGGCCGCGTACGGCTTCACGTCATGCGCGTACCCGGACCCGGTGACACCCGGACCGGACTCGCCGGCCATCACCAGCGCGCCCGGGTCTTCCGCCGGCAGTGCCACCTCGTATGGCGGGGCACCGGTCAGGTCCGGGCCCTGATACGGCGCCGGCGCCGGGCCGGGCCCGGCGGCGGCGGGCATCTGCGGTGCCTGCGCCGGGTCGCCGTGAATGTCAGCCATGTTTCACGCCCTCGCCTGAGCCAGGATTTTTGTCCTGGTCGCATCCGCGGTGACCTGCACCACCCGGAACCTGACGAACGGGGTCACCACCGGCACGGTCGCCGGGGTCGCGCCGACCGCCGGATACGTGATGTCGGTCTCCTGGGTGCTGCCATCGAACGAACCTTCGACCGTCAGGGTCGTCGTCCCGGTGCTGTTGGTGAACACGTACGAGACAAACAGGTTCGTGTACCCGGTGGTGTCGAACCATCCGGACACGACCGGCGACGCCGCGACCGTCGCCGGGGTCACCATGTCGAAAACTTTCCACCCGTTGAGCGTGACCGCCATCTACTTGACCTTCACGCCAGGGTCTGCCTGGTCCTGCTTCTGGCCGCGCCGCGCCGCCCGCCCGCCGCCGGCGTCGCCGTCGACGTCCAGCGGCTTGAACAGCGAACCCGAACCTGAAGCGTCCCGCTTCACCAGCTCGTGGCCGCTGGCCAGCACCTCACCCTTGGTGATCAGCCGTTCAGTGCCGTCATCGAGGACAGCCACGAACGTGTCCTGCGCCTGATGTGCCATGCCTAGAACTCCGTCCCTGCCGGGTAGGCGGCCAGCCGCCCCGACATTTTCGCGTCCACGTCAGTGCCGGCGGCCGGCGCCGTCGTGGTGAACAGCGACGCCGCCGCCACGACCGCCGGATGCGCGGAGTCCCGCAGCGACCCTTTCTGCACCAGGTGCTGCGCACCCGACGCCAGCTGCATCACGAACGTGGTTGTCGCGTACCTGGCTGCCATGCCTGCCCCTTTTTCCTGCGTGCCTGCCCGCGCGGCCCCTTGGGCCAGCGGCCGCGCGGGCAGGCACTCCGGTGCCTGGTTACAGGCCCTTCATCACACGGAACGCGTTGGCCGTCGCGACCGTCGAACCGGTCCGCCAGAACATGAACCAGCCCGCCTGGCCGCTCGGCCGGGCGGTGGCCTGGTCCTTGATCAGCGGCTCGTAGATGAGGGAGACCCCCACGCGGTCCACGACGATGAACTGGCCGAAGTCCCCGAACACTGCTTCCAGCGACCCGACCGCCTTCGTGCTGGACATGGTCGTGGATTCGTAGATCGGGGCACCCAGCAGCGTTTCCGGCTGACCTTTGCCGAGGTTCGTCCAGAACGACGCGCCCCCGGCGGTGTCAAGCTGCCGGAACGTGTTGATGATCGCGACGTTCGCGACCCACGCGCAGCCCGGGGCGTTACGGAACCGCGGCGGCAGCGCGCCGTGCACCCCGTACACGTCACCGACCGCGATGACCAGCGTGGTCGCCGTGGTCGTGACCGTGGTCGCGCCGGTGATGACACCCTGCGGGACGCCACCAGATCCGGCGCCGGTCGCGAACGCGGCCTCTTCCAGCCGGTCCTTCGCGTCGGCGAGCAGCCTGGGAAGCTGCTGCCCGAAATCGGTGTCCTCCAGCACTTCGTAGGAACCGAACACCCACGCGGCGGCCTTCTGCGGTGTCACGACCACGTTCCCGACGGTCGGGGTGGAGTCCGCGGCCGCGGAGCCTTCAGCCAGCCACGCCGCGGTCACCCCGGCTGAGGTGACACCGTTCCACGTGTTCGACGTGGTCTGCTTGACGTTGGAGATCCGCCGCCACGGGTTCGCTGAACCGGAGTTCGTGAGTATCACGGTCGGGTCAAGAACGAAAGGCAGCAGGTACCCGCCGTTCGCCAGGGTCAGCGACAGCGCGGCCCGCTGGGCGTTGCCCTGCGGGTCCTCGATGTAGTCACGGAACGCCTGCTGGTACTCCTCGGACCCGGTCAGCAGAATGTGCCGGGCAATGTTGCAGTTACCGCCGAAAGCATCCTGCGCCTTCCTGGCCGCTTCCTCCGCCATGTCGGAAGCCAGGTTGCCGCGCTTCACCTCGAACTCGACGGCGTCCAGCGCCCGCTCACGCAGTTCACCGCGGGTCACGACGCCGCTGCGGACCGCTTCGTTGTTGTCGTACGGGTCACGGCGGNNTCCACCAGGTCCGGTGAACCGCCGCCGCCGTACCGCGACACCGCCGTGCCGGGCGGCGGCTCAAGCGCGGCCGGGTCATCAGCGGCCCGCGTGATGCCGCGGATCTTCTCCAGCCGCGCGATCAGCGGCTTCGCCTTCGCGTCCAGCTTCTCGAACTCGCCGACCAGGGTGTCCCGCAGGTCGCCGTCGTTCTCCTCAGTGATCGTGTCGTCGTCTTCCATGCGGCGCAGCTCGTTCTTGATCCGCGCCTGGTCGTCCAGGATTTCCTGAAGCGTGGCCATTGCCGCGCCCTCCTATGCCGGTCTGGTTACCAGGCCAGCCCGACCCGTTCCCGGATCTCCTGCGAGCGGATCCGGTACAGGGCGTGCTGGTGAAACCGGGCCGAGTGCTCATCCTCACCTGGTTCGGGCGGGGGCGGCGGGTCGCCGGCGGCGGGCCCCTCATACGGAGGGGGTGCCTGCTCCATGTCGTCCGGGTCCGGGTCACTCCAGGCACCCGGTGCGGACATGCGGACACCGAGGATTTCGGCGCCCGTGTACGCCGGCCACAAAACGGGGCCGTATTCACGCAGGCCCAGTTCGGTCCTGCGGACGGTGGTGAGGCTGTCGCCCCGCGGCCGGTACCGGTCACCGGCACGCAGCTGCGGGGTGGACCGCATGATGCGGCCGGTGAATGACTGCGACGTGATCGACCCGGCGCGGATGTTCTCCAGCACCTCATCAGCCAGCGGCGTGTCGTGGTAACGGGTGCGGGTCAGCAGGCCGCGTTTCTCGGCCCGGATCTCCACCGGCGTCCCGATCGGCATCGAGAACCGCTCAGCCGGGGTGCCCTGCACCGTCATCCCGTGGTTGTACAGCACCTTCACCGCGCCGGCGTAACCGCCCCGCGACCGGAACGCGTGATCGATGGCGCGGCTGAACGCCGCCGCGTCGATCACCTCGATGTAATGGCCTTCGTGGTCCTGGATTTCGGCCGGGTCGTCGAACACCGCGGCGTACGCCTCCACGGTGCGGCCGTCGCCGCCTTCACCGGACCGCAGGATGTGCATGTCTTCCAGCGGGTACAGCCGCATGTACTCCGGCCGCGGCGCCGCCATGCGGCTGCCAGGGTCGCCGCCGCCGCCGGCTGCGGCGACACCGAATTTTTGCGCCGCCGCCTTAATTTTCGGCATCGCCTTGTCTCCGAACGGTGACTGAGGCGCCCGCGACAACGCGTTACGGACATGGGCGGCGTCGTGGACCGGGAAATGCCGCAGCGACCGCGGCACCGTCCGGCCGGAGCCGTCTTTGGTGCCACCCGGCTCGATGTACGCGAAATCGGAGTCCGGCAGGTCACTGACTGACCCGGCCGTCATCTCGGCGCGCAGCGCTGTTGTCATGAATGCCCTTCCTGCGGTGCCGTGGCTGGCCTTCAGCCGTTCCCGGTCGGCAATGTTTTTCGCTGCCGCGGCCTGCACGACGGCACTGACCTTGCTGCCGTGCCCGTCGTGGCCTTCCGCAGCGCCTCAGCGGCCCGCGACCCGGCCCGCGACCCGGCCCGCTGCGCCGCCCGCCCGTCACCCGCGGCTGCTGCTCCTGGTCAGCGTCCGCCTCGCTGACGACGGCCGCGGCGACGGCCGGGTGCCGTTCCCGCCGTCACCCGGAGACACGCTGCCGGCCGGGATCCGCGGCATCGCCCCGGCCGGCAACGGCACCGCGGACGCGCCCGGCGATGTCTGCGGCAGCATGTGCTGCACCGGCTGGCCCGGCAACGGCAGCGGCACCGGCGACGCCTGCAGCGCACCGAAATCCATCGAACTGATCGCCGTCACCGACGAATCCAGCGAATACCCCGCCTGATGCAACGCCAGCAGCGCCTGCGAACGCACCAGAGCGGTCTGCGCCCGTTCCATCTCGCCGTCCTGCAACGCGGCGATAGACCCCGTGTCAAACCACAGCCGGGCACCGCCCGGCAGCCCCGGCACGAACTTTTCCAGCGCCGCGCACGCCGACCGCCAGTTCGGCCGCATCACCGTGTTCGCCAGCTTGCCCATCGATTCCTCGTAGCCGCGGCCAGCGCCCCGCAACGGCTCCAGCCCGACCAGCACACCCGGAACACCCGACGCCGCCAGGATCCGCTGCTCCCCCGCAGCCGCGACCGACGAAAAATCCATCTGCTGAAGCGAATTCCCGATCACTGTCGCGTCCGCGCCCTGATCCAGGACCAGCGTCTTGAACGCGTTATCGGCACCCCCGTACCGGGACTGCACCCGGTCACGGACCGCGTCGATAGTGCCCGGCTGCAACTTCTGCGCATACTTGATCAGCATGTTCGGCGAAGCCGCATTTTCCAGGTATCGCACCTTATAGGTGCCCATCCCGTCATCGCCTTTAATGTCGCGGTACACCGGAGTCAGCCACGACATGCCGCGGAACGACGCCTGCGGGTCAGGGATCGGCGCCCAGTGCGCCACCTCATCCGCCGGATAAAACTCACCCGGACCCTGAACGGCCGCGGACCGCGGCGGCTGCATCCAGTAACCAAGTTTCTGCCGGTACGTGCCGCCACCCGGCGCCGCCGCCAGCGCCGACACGATCGTCGTCCAGTCCGGCCGCAACCGCACCAGCACGTCACCGCCAGGCGGACCCCAGATGTAAGCATTCCCGGCCAGCGACGCATCCTGCTCCATCCGCGCCCACAACTCACCGGCATGCGAATCCGCGCCGAACGGCGCCTCCAGCAACGACAGCGACTGATTCCCGAACAGATGCTTGTCGTCCTTGGCCTGCAACATGAACTCGGCTTCAGAAAACACCATCAGCCGGATCAGGATCGCCGCGAACACCACCCCGTTCGCGGCGTAAGACTGATTCGCCCACGCCGCGACCTGCGGCAGGATCGCCTCACGGTCCGGTGAGCCGTAACTGGTGGTCAGGACCGCCGCACCCGACGCCTGACCCTCCCAGTAACCAGCCCGGCCGATCAGCCGGTCAAACAGCCTCACGCCGCACTGGCCCTTTCCAGCACCTGCCGCAACGTCGGCGCCTCACCCGCGCCCGGCACGGCCCGCTGCCCGGTGTCACGCAGCAACGCGAACACGCCCACGCACAGCGAATCGAAAATGACCGCACCACCCAGAACCGGCAGCCCGATCATGGCCGCACCACCCAGCACCCCCGCCAGCGAGCACGCCAGCAGCACCATTGACGACCGCACGACGCCTCCTTAGATGAACCACACGCCGGCGTCCGCGACCGGTGCCTTCACCCCGTGACCCCACGCCGCCAGCGTCACCGCGCACAACGGCGAAATATCCACCGCAGCCGACCGGCGAGCCCACGCCCACGCATCCGCCAAAGGCCGCGACTGGGCACCCCCCAGCGCCCGCATCAGCGGCTCATCACCGCGATGCCGCAACGTCCCGCTGTCCGTCACGGCCTCAAAAAACTGGCCGCACGCCTGCGCAGCCTCCCGCGCCGACGGTTTCGTGACCTCCACCCCCGCCGCCTCAAGCTCACCAGCCAGATGCCCGGCCTGCCCCGTCGAATCGATCACCACGCCGCACGGGCCGTGCTTGCCGATCATCTCCAGCAGCTTCGGAACCACCCACGCCGTCCCCGGCCGGTGCAACTCCCCCGGGCACTCCACATGCAGCAGCCCGTCAGCCCGCCGGCCCGCAACCCCGATCGCCGCATGCGACCCCCCCGGCATCGCATCCGCCGCGAAACACACCGGATCATCCGGCACCGACCGGGCATCCAGGCATTCCGCCCACGCCTCCCGGCTGATCACCTGCCACGCATCCGCCAGATCCGTCGGATACAACCCGACACCTAGCCGCTCCCGCGCAAACACCTCCGGCGGCAGCGCCGCCCGTTCCCGGCCCACATACTCATGGCTGATCCGGATCCCCAGCCCCGGGTTCGCCTGCGCCCACGCCACCGGGTCCGCCGGGTCATAGCCCGCTTCATTCACCGACCACTCAAAAAACGCAAGCGACTTGTCATCACCGCGCAGTCCGCGTTCCCGGACACGGCCAAGCTGCACCGACGTCTCCATGCCGGCCGTCGACGTGTACCAGACCTGCGGATTCGGCCGGGTCGACAACGTCGGCAGCAGCGCCGCCATTTCCTCGTCACCCAGGTTGTATGCCTCATCCAGCAACACCAGATCAGCGGCGAAACCGCGACCGGAGCCCTTCGACCGGGCGATGAACCGCAGCCGCTTCCCGTTCTTCAGCTCAACAGCCTCAGTGCCGTAACCCGTCCGGATCCGCGACACCCGCCGCATAAACAGCGGATTGTCCGCGAGCAGCGTCCGGATCCGCAGGAACGCCTCAGCAGCCGTCTTGAACTCGTGTGCCGAGTGCAGGATCAGGTTGCAGTCAAAGTCGTCCAGGAACAGCGCAGCCAGCTCCAGCGCCTCCAGGATCGCGCCCTTGCCGTTCTGCCGGGACACGATCACCGCCACCTCGAACGCCGACCACTTCCGGTCATCCCGGCGCCCCAGCGCCTGATCCAGCGTCCACTGCTGCCACTCATCCAGGAACAGCCCCGCGGCAGCCGCCACGCCCGCTACGCGCTCACCCTCCGACCACGCCGACGGCGGCGCCGAGCACAACCGCGGCCGCTGATCACCCTTCAGCGGCCCTCCGGGCTGCTCTGCGGGCATTGAGTTCATCAAGCGTGTCCTTCTGCGATCCAGCCGACTGGGCGGCCGCCAGATCAGCCAGGATCAGCCTCAGCTGAGCCGCAGCGGCCGCAGCAGCCACCGCACCGCGCGATGTGTCAATCTGCTTCGCCAGCGACACCGCGAGCGCCGCCAGGCCCTCCGACTGCACAGAGAAACCCAGCCGGCGCAACTCGGCACGCACGGCCCGCTCGACGGCTCCAGCGCGCGGGGTGGTCATCGCGGCATCACTCCAGGAGACGGGCGCAGCCCGCAGCAATCAACCTGCTGCTAACAGAGAGTGACGGTGACCATCCACGCCCTCGTTTGGAGGGCCGTCAATTTACCAGGCGACCGCGGTCGTCTGGCGGGGTGGTTTACCGGTTCGCGATTCATCGTCGCAGGTCAGAGGCTTGCGTGGTGGTTGCGTGGTGGTGGTGGTGCCGGCCGGGGTGGTGGTGGCCGCCGGTTGCGGCGGGTGCCCGTCCCGGGGGTGGTGACTGTCCGTGACCGCCGTCAGGTGGCCGTCGTCTCACCACGCGTATGTGGCCGTCGTCTCACCACGCGTGGCTGGCCGTCGTGTTCGCTGTTCGCCGGAAGGGGGTGGTGGCGTGTTCACCATGCGCGGGATGGCGTGTTCGCCGGGGGGGGTGGCGTGTTCGCCGGGGCGGGTGGTGTTCGCCTGCGCTGGCCGCGTAGCCGGTTGCCTCGCCGGGCGCCGTCGCGGCGGTTGCATGCCCGGTGTTCGAGGCCGGTGTAGGCGAGGCGGTCTGGTGTGTGGCCGAGGTCGATCATTGCTGGCGGTCCCCATAGGGGTTTGCCGCAGCGTGCGCAGGGGTCGCCGGGTTGCCAGCGTGCCAGGTGCCTGGCGCGTTCGAGGCGGTGGGTGTGACCGTAGCCGCGTTGTGTGGTTGACCTGCGCGGTTGCATCGCTGTACCTGTTTTCGGGTATGCGGTCGCGCACACATTGTAAGCAGGAAACTGACTCACTGTCACCGTCTGTGAGCCAGGGTGTGATGGCGGCGTGGAGGCGGGTGAGGTCGGCCCATTCGTAGGTGTGGTGGGGTCGTCCTGGTGTGCCGTCGTGGCGGCTGCCGGCGGGTGTGAAGCCGGGTAGCTGGGCGATGATGGCTCGGAGGTTGCGGTCGGTGATGGGCGGGTGCAGTAGCTGGACGGCTTCGGTGATGGTGAACTGCACGTTCCCCATTGTGGCGGGTGTGGCTGGTGCGCTGAACGCCCCCGCGCGACACGTGTCGTGCGGGGCGTTCGCGTGCTAGGGCTAGCTGGATTTGGTGTTCTTGGCGCCGCTGTTGGCGGGGTTGCCGGTCTTCAGTCCGCCGTTGCCGGCGGAGTCGTCTTTCGCCTCAGTGCCAGCGTTCTGCTGGGCTGAGCCGGCGGGGGGTGGCGGGGCGATGGAGTCGAGGCCGGACACGGCGTTGTCGAGACCGGTCACGGTGTTCGCTGCGGTGGAGGCGAGCGAGTCGAGGCCGGACAGGTCCAGTGACGGGTTGTTCTGCTGAAGCTGCTGGATTTCGGCCTGGATCGCGGCGATGTCGTTCAGGACGTTGCCGGTCTTGGACTGCACGTCGACGAGGGCTGTGTTGAGGGTCTGAACGTCGGCGTTGAGTTCGTCCTGCTGGGTCATGATGGCTCCTAGCTTGCGGTCGAGGTTAAGGGCTAGTTCACCGATAGCCAGCTCGATCGTCGTCAGCTGGGCGAGGATCCGGTTGCTTAGCACGTTGGCAGCGTACTCGCGGGTTGTGCCGCCGGGGGTTACCGGTGCCTTTGCGGAGCGTGGTGTTGCCGCAGCAGAACGCGCCGCCCCATTCGAACGGTGATACGGCGACGGGCTGGCCGGGGTGACGTGCGGCGAGGATGGCGGCGTTCTGTTCGGCGAGGTCGGGTTTGCCGTGCCACAGGTAGCCGTCATGCACCGGAAGTCACCGGGCCTGGCCCTCCTCGCTGCCGCCTATCTCCGCGACGATCAGCCGCCGTAGCGCGGCGGCCTTCCCGCCGTCATGGTCCGTCTCGCCGAGGAGTCCGGTGACCCACCAGCGGTCGCCGCGTAGCCGAAGAACACCCCCCGGTGGACGGTAGTCACCACGACCGGCCGGCCTTTACCTTCGTCCATCTGATTATTCCTTTCCATCTGATTACGACATCCCCCTGAAGGCGGGGGTGTCGTCGTCAAGCCAGTAGATGGCTCCGTCAGCGATGCCGCGCACGGTTGCCATCACCGATCGTGCCGCCAGCTGGGAGCCGCTGGGGAGCGCCACCATTGAGCGGTAGTCGTCGGCTGGTTGCAGGAGTGCCCGCACGGTCGTTTCGAGGGCGTAGGCCAGGCCGAGAACCTCCTCAGCGGTGATCCGTCGTTCGCCGCGCTCCGCCTTCCCGACAGTCTGCGTGAACCACGAACTGAAGCCCAGCGCCCGCATCCGCGCAGCCAGCGAGTTCTGGCCGAGTCCCTTGCGCCCGCGGGTGCCGCGAACGTTGCGGGCCAGGACTTCGCCGTATGCCATGCCATCACCTTGCACTCTCAGAGTGTCTCACGCAAGTCCTTCGGACTCCGTTTCAATGATCGCCGGTTTCTTGAGCCGCCGGGTCCCGACCTTGGCCCGATAAGGTGAC